ACCCATTCCTGTAAATCTTTCAGCTAATTGAGGAATTGTTTGTGTTTGAAATTGTGTACGAGCCTGTTGAGCTATAGGCTCAAAATTAAATTTCTGTTTTTGTAAATCTTGTAAACCAGACAAACCCATACCAAGAGCCTGGCTTTGTCCTGTAAGTTGTTGTGGAGATAAGGTAGGAGTTTGTCTCATGCCTCCTTTATCTCCTATTAAAAATCTTCCTAAATTAAAGGCCATAATTACTCCTAATTCTTTAAATATTCCAGTATTACATATGTTATAGTATAAGCGCTTTGGTCACTTGTGGTTAAAATATTTACGTTTGTAGCATCTACCCATAATTCTATAACATCTGCTGCCGTAGCTGAAGCATAAGGTAATGGTAAATATAATAATCCTGCAGAGTCAGAAGATGCACCATAAATACGTGTAAAACTAATACTAGGTGTAATAGTTAAACCATGAACTACTGATTTTATACCTGTGTTAGGCAATGCTCCAAAATTAATAAGTTTCCTATAAACTTGTCGTTGATTAACAGAAGATTGATTAGCTGAATCTATACTTGAAGGTGGAAACTGATCACCTGTTACAAATTCATCTGTATGGTAAAAGCCTGATGATTTAATATTTAAGTTCATAGAAATATTATTAAGATTCTGATAAAGCCTGACCAATAATTCCTTAAAAGCAGGTGAAGTAACCTCAGTTTGATATATTTCTGACACATCCCATACTTGGGTTGTTGGTATAAACGCACCATAGTTATTACTATTACCTGGCATTTTTCATACTCCTATTGTAAATTATCCGACGTTCTTGTTGCATATATTATAATACCTTCAAGCTGAAAATCAGATTCTGCAATTGCGGGTGTTGTTATTTGATCGTTAGTCATACTTATAGATATTTGTACACCTTGACCATCTGCTTGTAAATATACTGGATGCCATAATCTCTCTTGAAATTCTTCCAATGGAAATAAAGTTGTATATGGTGTAGTATCTAAAACACTACTGCCTAAAATTGTACCTGTTGCTATACCACCATCTCTTAAAGATATTTGGGATGATGATGGATAAGAATCTACTGTAATTTGACCATTAGTTGTTTTCTGAACACAGAATAACATTTTAGATATCGCCGCATTCTTACCTTCTTGAAGATAAAAATTCCATTGCTTAGATAATATTTTAGGATTAGAGACTCTAGCTACTAGACCACTACCGGCATAAACACCAGCAAAAGAAGGAACTTTTACTGTAATTGTATCTGCATCTACTATAGAATTAATTGCATATATACCTGCTCCACCAATAACAACTCCAACAGAATCTGATATTTTTATGTATTCACCCTCTGTTAAGGTATGATCTATAATTGTTAAAGTTAAAATATTAGTTACAACATTAAAAGCCATATTAGTAATTTGCATTACTGGAGCATTTTTAAGAAGATCTGGATTAACTATGAAAACATAACCTTGCTGATTACCTGCAATAACTTGTCTAAATTGAGCGGAAACAATTCCACTCGACCAAGTAAAGCCTGCGCTCAACCAATCTGTCTCAACTGAAGCCCATGTCGTATCTGATTGTTGTTCAAAATATCCCCAAGCAGTCATACAATCATCATTAAAAGCCCAAGATCCATTTTTATAGTTATAAACTAAGACTTTATTGGGATAAGTAGCTGTTACATTTTTAGGAAAAGTCCAATAAACCATCTCTGTATAATAATCACGTATTCCAGCTATTCTTTTAACTCCTTCGTCTTTATTTTTAATATTAAATATCTCATCTGGGATTTTATTATCTATACGTTCAACGTTAGCACCATTACAAGCATGTATACCAGTTGAACCTACAGTTAATATTATTTTATCAAATGGTACAGAAGAGAATTCAGCTTCTGAACCAAGTTCAGTATTAATTTTTTGCCATACAAAAGGTAAAACTTGATTACCTGTATAAGCTAATTCCCAAGTAGACCTTTCAAAAAAAACTATTAAACGATCTTTAATAAATTTAGCACTTATAATATCTTCTTCGGTTGCAGCATCAATCCAACCTGCACCTCCAGCGCCAACTTCATTAGGTTCTAACCAAGCATTTGCTGATAAAGGGCTTCCATTCCAAGAGAATCTACATCGTTGCGCATAATGAGAATTTGTTACACCTGCTGCATCAGTTTCTACAGTGTTTAAAAGAATTAATCTATCCTTAAAAGGTAAAATAATTTTAGCTGTTGATATGTAATCACCAGCAACTTTAAATATTGGATTAAAGTCAGCCCAACCTGCAGTTGTATTAAAAGTTCTTATAGGATCATCGGTTGCTGCAACTGCGCCATTATAATTAGTAACTTGGAAATTACTTACAAACATGTAAGTAGTATTGACTGTTAAACCATTCCAATTTGTAGCCCAAAAAAAGTCAAGATTATCTCCATGCCAAACAGAAGTTCCTGATCTTTGCCAAAAACCTGTAGAAAAAGTATATGCAAATTGAGTATCAAAAGCGTACGAAGGTTGATTATTTATCGCTCCTGTTTCATAATTTGTTATGCCCATTACAGGTTCAGCTGGATAAAAATATACTTGTGTTCCTGGAGTTGCTCCATTAATAACATATGCACCATTTACAGTATTAAAAGTATAAACTGTTGAAGTACCAGTAGTTATCATAGGTTGAGCTATACCTGCAGTAATTACTGTAAAAACTTCAGTATCTATAGAAAATTGTTGGCCTACTTTAAATTTTGATCCTGGAACTGTACCAACTGCATTCCCTGCTCCATCTGTAATTCCAACACCTGCTCCACCGGCTAAAGGAATCCCTAAACGAGAATTTAAATTATCATCAGCCATCCATTTAGAACCAAATCTTTTTCTGATACGTCCCCTAAAGATATAGGAATTAGTTAATTCAGCATAAGCTGTATCAGGAATTAACCAGGGCTTGAGGTCTTTCTCAAGTCCTACCTCAAGCGGGGCTATGAGGAATCTGTCCATTTTAGACTCCTATAACAAAATAATAAAAGGTTCTGGCTCCACCATTAGCATTTGCATTATAAACAGTAATATGTGTAGTTGTTAAAGTCTGTATATAACAACCTTTATCCATCCCAGTCCGTCCATTTAATGTTGCGTTAGCTGAATAAACTGCGGTAAATGGAACAGTTGCTTCAAAGGCTGTAGCTGCAGATGCTGCCGAAGCATTTACAGTTCCTCTACCCCATTTCATAATTAATCCACAAGGTAAATAACAATAACCTGTTTGAGCTTGAGTACTTGCAGTTACAGGAACCTGAGTACCATTAGATTTTTGTATATAAAGTTCATTTACTGCACCAAATAATTTATTATAAACATCTACTTGTCCAGCTACTGCTACTGGATCCGCTGCTTGTACTGGAAATTGAATAAATTTATGTTTTCCAGTATCTGCAATATCAAAAGTTACATGATTTTGATTAAAAGAAGTGTTTATTGATTGAAAATTATTTTGTAGATCAGTTTGGGATTGAGATAATTGATCGGTTGCTTCGGGCTTATTAGGTTGATATGCCATAAAATTCTCCTATTCTAAATGATTTAATACTTTTTTAATTACAGATAATAGTGTAAAAAAAGCTAATAAATCTATTATTATAATACTTATTATTGTTATCATTATGATCCAAATTAAAATAATATTTACTAAAATAGGCCGCCTCCTCCCCAACCAAATCCACCACCAAAACCTAAACTTGTCTGTTCTGTATAAATTGTGCTTGTTCTTTCATTAGACATTTGAATAAGAGTTTTTCTCAAAACAAGATTTTGTTGTCTTCTAAATTCAGGTTCTATAAGTTGTAATGAATCTAAGTCCATACGATCTTGGAATATCTTTCTACAAGCACCATAAGCTATATATTCCCACCATTGAGCTATTTGAGGTTCATCACTAGCATTCAATAATTCAGTTGGTCTCATATAGCATTCCATATTTACTTCATATGGTTGGTCTGGAACAGGTCTTAAAATAAATTGATCTGCATAATAAAGCATTGCTAAAGGTCTAGATGCTACATAAGAAATTACCTGACTGTTTATTGTAGCACCTGCGGCTGGAGCACTAGGGAAAGTTATATCAAAAGCGCCAGTTATATAATTAATTGTACCATATAAAGGACCAGTGCTATCAGGTACAGTTAAAACACCTGTATTTACTGGAAAAGGAGGAAATAATGGATTATCTACAAGAACTAAACCTTCCCCATTAGTATTAACAGAAGAAAAAACAACATTATTTTTTAAAAAAGGAATATTTGCGATTGTTCCAACAAAATTGGTAGTTATGCCATCACCAGTGGCTCCAATTGAAGCGATATTGCTTAAATTTGGATATATTCCATAAAATTGTTCTCTAGATTGAGTATAAAAAACCTGATATCCGGCTACATAAATAGGATTATGTATAGTTGTATACTTATTATTAAAATTATATAAAGGATTATCTGGATCTGTAGTATTTGTTGAATATGTATCTATATTGGGAGAAGTATAGAATTTAAAAGTTGTTCTCAGATCAAATAATCTTAAATGTTCAGGAAAATCATACAAAATAAAAGTATTAATATAGTTATTGATTTCTGCATTAGTTAATTGAGAAGTCGAAGGGCTTCTAGTTATTCTACGTATTTTGGTCTGTATGTTAGTCAAAGTAGAATAAGTGGAATCTGGTGCTGGCATAACTACTCCTTGGGGTAAGATTTTTATATAAAATATTTCATAAGTGTATCATTACTTATTACACATTATCTATTATTTTCTCTACCTCTACTAGAGATTTACCTTCAGGAGTTAAATCATCAATATCTACAAATTCTAAACTTTGAAAACTACATCGTCTGACTTTTTGGCTTATTTTCATTGAAGGTTTACCGTTTTCGTCTAAAGCATATCCATGGATAGGATACCAAATATTCTTATTAAGATGTTTAGCTACGCCTAAAGGTAACGTATAAACTTGTCCATCAACTAAATCATACCTTTCTACAGGATCCTCTTTATAAGCTTTATAATTAAAGCTCATAGATCCACCAGGAACTTCATAAAAACGAAATATTCCTTTAACCATTTCACGATCTTTATCACGTAAGTATTTAATATTAGGTTTTGTTTTCTTTTCAACCTTATCAATATTGGTTGTCATGTGATCTCCTATATTTTAATCGGGCCCAGGCGGGCCCGAATCTAAAGATTTAGTTATCTGTACTTATTAAAGATTTTCAGATTTACCAGCAACCCAGTAAATAACGTCAGTGTTAGAACCAGCTGGACTCAATACGCCAGCACCAAGAATCATACCAATATAAGCTTGATTTTCAGTAGCATCTCCAAGACCATTAGGAGCTACAACTGAATCTTCACCTACAGGAATAACTTCGGCTGGAGTAAATGGTACGCTAGCAATTGCAGGCCATGCAAATGCAGTAAATGCTGTTGTATCAATATCTACTGTAAAAGAACCTGCAGCTGTTGCTACAACTGTACCTTGTAAACCATCTAATTCTATCATTCCACAAACAGCAGGAACTTTAAATCTTACTTTTTGTCCTACTGTAAAACCGTTAGAAACTGTTGTTGTTATAACGGCATTTGCGGCTGCTGTTACGTTACAAACTGTTCTGCGTTTTGGATAGAAAATAGCATCATTAGCTATAATTCTATAAAATCCGCCAGTACCTGCAGCACCAGGAGCATTAGCTAAATTATATGCAACTGTAAAATTAACACCTGGGGTAATAGCACCTACCTGGAAATCTATTCCCATAGTATTAGGTTGACCAGCGTCATTAGATAATCTAACAATACTACCAACAGAAATACCTGTAGTTGTAGCTGTTGAAATAACAGGGGCTACTACATCGGTTATAGCGGTTTCTGCGATAGGAGCACTTGGAGTTGTTACAGATGTATCAACTAATTTAAAGCCTGCAACGGCTGCGTTTACAGCAGTATCGATGGCTGCAGTATGGTCAGCGGCTGGATGGTATTCAATAAAACCATCATTTAAAGCCATACCTCTGTACCATGAATATCTGAATCCATGACCATTATTTTGGGCGGTTGCTTCAGTAAAGTTAATTACTTGCATCCAATCAACATCGGATCTTAATTGTATAACCTTAACATTACCATCAGCAACAAAGCGACCCTGTTGAATTATTGTTCCATATGACATATTTTTATCCTTTATGCTAATGTTGTTCTAAGATTTAAGACCCACAAATCATTTGTTATTCTTGGTACTTCTGCAAATTTATAACCTACAGAAGCATTAAGAGCTAACGGTCCATCATATATTGGCGGACGATAGATAAAGCTTGCGCTATATCCATCTTGTTCTACGCAAGCATAAGCTTCCATACCAACGCAGAATATATTGTATACATTTGCGCCTAATAAAGAGGCATTTGCTGTTACAGAACCAATAGATGAAACCAAGAATCTCAAATTACCAATAGAACCCCATTCTGAACGTAATGCGTTCATAGGAGCAGGATATTGGTTTTTATGTATAAACCCATTAACATTGTCTAAATTACCTGTTAACTGAGTAGAACATAATCCAAAGTAAGCATCTCTTACAGGTGCTGTACCAAACTTATCTTCACCTTCAATGTTATCCATGATTGTATAAGCATTATTGTTTAATAATGTTCTTACAATTTCATCAACATCAGAACGTGTGATTTCTGTTGGATTATCCGGGACTGTTACTTGTTAACTTAAATGCTTTATGGTATTATATATTCATGAAAACAATAATTAAAACTGATTTTGCTTATATATCTGGATATATCGATGGTGACGGGTGTTTCTATATTGGAAAATATACATCCAAACATAGAATTAGTCAAAGATTTCAACAATCTATAACAATTTCTTCTACTAATATAGAAGTTCTCGAATGGTGTAAAAAATGTTGGGGTGGTTCCATAAGAACGGATACCAAAACTCCTATACATCATAAACCATTGCATTATTATATTTTGCGCAAATCTAATGTAATTAATTTCACCCAAAACATATATCCATATCTCACTGAAAAAAAAGAAGAAGCTAAAATCTTTTTGGATTTTGCAACTTCCAAAACTATTCAAGAAAAAATTAATCTTATTAGTAAAATTAAAATACTTAAAGATATTGGTAATCTTGTTTCCAAACACCATAAAATAGAATTAGAGCAATATAAAAATACTATTGAACCAAATAAAAAAGATTTTGCCTATCTTGCTG